ACCTTTTTTATAAAAACCTATAAATAATCGTGAAATGCCTTGAATTCTTTGACTATTCAAGGCATTTTCGTTATAATAAGTTAGATATGAGATTTAAGCCAATAAGCCTTGATATTATAAGGTTTATTTTTATTTCGTCACAAATTCGTCAAAAATTCATCCAAAAATTTTTGATACATCCTGTGCAGCGTTCTTGCGCATCTCATCTGAATAGTGGACGTAGACATTCATTACAGTATTGATATTGTCACCAAGTAAACTTGCTACTGTTTTAATATCAACACCATTCGCAAGAAGTGTTGTTGCATAGGTGTGACGAAATGCATGGATAGTTTTATTGGGAACTATCGTTCTAATAGCATAATTAACATTACCAGTACTGCTAGTATTAATATTAAATAATCGCTCGGTATTAGAGATTGATTTATACTCTAATAATATATTGGATAGAATAGGGGGGATAGGAAGCGTTCGAATACTATTTCTTGTTTTCGGTTCCTTTACTCCGAATGTGTTATTTGACGTCCTAGACCATTGTTTGTTAATTCGAATGGTATTATAAGCCAAGTCTATATCAAGCCATGTTAGGGCTAAAATTTCTCCATATCTAGCCCCTGTATATCGAGCAATGCATAGTAGGGTATATAGCTTTTTATTATCTATATATGTTTTTAACAATAAATCCATTTCATCTATGGTAAAAGTTGTTAATGATTTATATGTTTTAGTTGTAAAACGTTTAATATCTGCTACAGGGTTAGATCGTATAATTCGATATGGTTTAATAGCGAAATTAAAAACAGACTTCAGGAAAGTGATGTGCATATTCTTTGTACGATTGGCAAATTCAATGTCAGAGAGCGTTTTGAATATCATCTGATGTGATATATCCCTAACACGTTTTTGATGCAATACAGATAGATTTTTAATGATATATTGATATACTAATTTTGTATTTTCTGATATACCAATCTTTTCCCGCATATACAATTCACACAATTCAATAAATGTAATATTTTTAAGACTGTCATCAAGTGGATTGGTGACAGTCTTTTTTAATTCATCAATAATTTTTTGTCCATAGAGTTTTGCTTCTCTTTGAGTAGAAAAACCCTGTTTGGACTTTTGTTTCCATTTGATACCATCTTTATAACTGACAATAATTTGGTAACCTTTGTCTTTTTTACGAATGGTAAAGTTGTATTGCATGGTTACACATCCTTACTATTAACCACGTGATAAAAGAATTCCTCATCTATATCTTCATCTAATTCTCTGTCATGAGCGATCCGTTCTATTAGATTGATATGTTCCTTAGAATGAAAGTCATCGTGTTTAATATGTCCTAATTCGTGTAGCACACTAACTCGTTGAGCATCAAAAGGCTTATTTAAATTAACCAAAATTGTATGACTACCGTCTTCATTTTCGATTACTGTTGCCGTCTGTGTACGGCGTAATTTGGTATAAATCAGATTAATGCACATAACAATACTCTCCACTTATGATTTATTTAAAATAATTGATTGGGTAATGGATAATTAAAATACATATTATATGACTTATAGAATATATACATTGCCACTTGATATGCTGGAGAAAAAGGAGTTGTTTTGCCAGTAGGAGCTTTCCCAGATGGATATGAAACTGTAGCTTTTAATATATTTCCGTCGAAGTCGAAAATAGTTATTGCATTTATTCTCCAATTTACCCCATTATCATTCGATATAGCGTTTACGAAGTCATCCATATTTTCGTATTTAGGTGCTAGCATTTTGGCACTTCTTTCATAATTAAAAAATGATGTTTGGTTTGTTTGTACAATATAATTGGTATCATAAAATATACCATATAAAGTAGCATTAATAACGTAATAAGGCGGATTATATCTTGATACTAAAATAGTTGTATTATCAACATAAACCTCACTAGTCTCATTTGAATATACCATTGTATATTGGCTAGAATTTTGACGGAGTTCATTTACAGAAATCGCATTACTTAAAAATGGAATAAATAATATCCAAATAAATACTAATATTTTCTTCATCTTATTTCCCCTCCCGTTTCTTTAATTTATCAATCAAATCCACAACAAAATCTATATCTTCCTTACTCATATCCTCGGCAGCGTCAAACAGTATTCGCATGCCGGGGTTATTTTTTAGTTTATTTGCATATTCGGATACCTCCGGATCGGTGTAGTAGGTTTCGGATTCTTCCTCATATGGATATAAATCTGGTGAATTGTCGTATACAACATTACCCAATAAAAAATCTATTGATACATTTAGATATTGAGCTACTTGTTGCAATTTATCAACGCTTGGGGATGATTTATCCCAACGAGATATTGTCCCTCGGCCAAAATCCAAATCGCTTTCAATTTTTTGTAGAGTGGTATTCTGACGTTTTGCTAAAACACTAATTCTTTCTTTAATTGTCATAGGTCTACCTCTTTTTGAAAATAATCAAATAAACCTATTGACATTCTGATAATATTCAGATATTATAATATCAAGGTTGAAAATTTTCAGAAAGATAGGCTTGTATTTGCGGAAAAATATTTGATGCCTATATTGTAGAATATTTTCACCTATTTGTAAATGAAAATATTCAGATAAAGAAAGTGAGGTGAATTATGATATTAGAACGCATTCAAACCCTGTGTAATGAGCGAAATACTAATATCGCTCAATTGGAAAAAGAATTGGGGTTTGGGAAAAGTACAATTCGGCGTTGGAATATTTCTTCGCCGTCGGTTGATAATTTGCAGAAAGTTGCAAATTATTTCGGTGTTTCTGTGGATTCGTTACTAAAAAATTAGAAAGGAGAACCGTATGAAACAGTTTATTAACAAAAAATTTAATAGCGCCATAAACAACAGCTTTTTAGCTGTAATCAATGACGAACTTGATTACAGACGCGAGTTATGGGGTGCGGAAAATATTACTAACTATGGTTGGGAATGTTTTCAGGATGAAGCCATAAATAAGGCTCGTGAAAACGAATCCGACGTGCTTCGTAGACACTACGGAAAGCCGGGTTCTCATCAAAATGTATATGGTCGTTGTTTTAATCCGATTTCTTAATAGGCGGTGGTTTAAATGTTAGTACAAAATCAAAAAGACCTGTTAGTAGCCAATACAATATATGGCAACACTCCATCAGTATTCGGTTGGGCAGGTCGCAACGCTAAGTATGCCGAGTACTGGCGAAGAATTATTGGAGAATACTTTGCTAAACGACATACAAGTAAGTTATGCAGAAAGTCTATCCACGGCAAAATCAGAGAATGTCGTGAAGCAGATAGGATGGCAAAAGTAGAATCAAGGATTCCAGTATGGAACCCATAGTTTACACAATTAAAGATGTTGCAGAATTACTGCAATGCAGCGAAAGCAGCGTCAACAATCTTAGGGAACGTGGAATCCTACGTGAAGTAAAAGGGCTTCCGGGTGTCCGCTTCAATAAAAAAGAAGTCGAGGCACTTGTAGGAATTGTGGACGAATACAGTCCACTACAATACAGGAAGTTAGAAAAGGAGCGTGATAGCTTGCTTGAAGAAAACAAAAAACTCAAAAATGCTATAAGAAAAATAACCAGTGATTTACTGGTTATGGTAGGAGGGGAGTTGAAGTTGTGATTACTGCTTTAAAATGGGCTGCTTTTATATGGATTATTGGATCCATGGGAAGCCTAGAAATCGATAGAATTGGGTTTTTACAGTTTCTATTACAAGTCATTATTGGTGGACTGGTTTGGGTATCCGCCAATGTATATGAAAATGAAAACGCCCGCTAACCGGCAAGCTAAACGGGCGTAGGTAAATAACACCTATAGAAATTATAACACGGAGAAGAAAAATGCAAAAAAAAATCGAAATCATATTAACACCTAAAGAAAATGGCGGTCATGATATGGAATTTATCTTAAATAAAGATGAATTTAATGACGGAGTACTAGAAGTTACCACCCTTTTGGCTGCAGCTGCTCATAACTTTGGACATAAAAATCTTAATACTACGCAATTTGTAGCATTTTTAGAAGCCGAAAAAGATATGTGTGAAAAACGAAAAGGAATGGCTCTTTTAAATGAGTTACTTAATATATTTGAAAAGGAGAAAACAAATGAATGAAAAACAACAAGTTTTAAATCTAACTAATATTTGTGATGGAAAGTTAGAAGCTGAATTTGAGGAAATGTACAAAGATGCATTACGAAAAATCTCAAAAGGTCAGAAAGCTAAAATCACCATCAATATTGAAATGTTACGAGTTCCAGATACTGATACCATCGTAGAACTTGGTTACAATATCAAATCAACGTTACCAGCTATCTCACGTCGTGCTATCGGTTCTTATGCAGATGACTTCACCGTAAAAGTCGATGTCAACGAAAAACCAGAATTGGAAGTTCTAACATTTAATTCAACAACAGAAAAGAGAGGTTAACACAATGGAAGAAAAATTTAACTTAAATGTACAAGCAGCAAATGGTGAAGTTATTATTCGTCGTGGTGAAGCCAATGACATATTCCAATATCACGGATTTAGATATGAAATTAGTAGTGCTGAATCATTTGTTAAAGGTGTAAAAGCTAAGGGCGACCCTAAAACATCTGTTATTACATATTCAGACAAAAAGGTCGTAGCAGTAACAGACTGTACCGTAACAGATCGTACGCAAGACAAAATCGTATACGCATTTCAAAAAAGCGAACAGTTTAAAGAATGGGATTCCATCTTTGGTCTAAATTTAACACAAAAAGAAATGCTTGATTTACTCCGAATTCATGAACATGAAATCGAAGATTACGAAAAGCTTTTAATTGCTGTTAGAAACTTCAAATACGTAACACAAACGGAAGGCGATTTTACTAGAACTGATGATGACAACTATGTTATGAGCATCAAAGTAAAAGAAGCGGAAGGTACTTTAAAGATGCCTCGCTTTATCTTCGTAAACATGGTCATTCTTAATGAAAGCCAATTCACTCAAAAAGTTGAAGTGCAATTAGACATCATTAAACCTAAAAACGAAGGGGATAAATTATCATTCAAGTTATCTTGTCCAATCATGAATCGTTATATTAAAGAAGCTATCAAATCTGAAACCGATTCAATTAAATCTGAATTAACCAATTACTTGTTATTGGCTGGTACTCAAGAATAAGGAGCAAATACATGAAGGAATCTATAAAAATAAACTCATTCGAACTGGAAAATGTAAAGCGTGTTAAAGCCGTTTCTTATGAACCATCACCTAATGGGTTAACCATTATTGGTGGAAAGAACGGACAAGGGAAAACATCTATCCTTGATGCTATTGCTTGGACACTAGGTGGTGCGAAATTTGAACCATCTAGTGCAGTACGTGATGGAAGTTATAATCCACCTAAATTAGAAGTTAAGCTATCCAATGGTCTAGTGGTTACACGTAGTGGTAATAGCAGCACATTAAAAGTCATAGATCCAGAAGGCAAAAAATCTGGTCAACGTATTTTAGATGGATTTATTGGGCAATTAGCCTTAGACCTTCCTAAATTCATGGAAATGAGTGACAAGGAAAAGGCAAATGAACTTTTGAAATTATTAGGCGTAGAAGACGAATTAAATAAACTCGAAGGCAAACACCAAGAGGTGTATGCAAAACGTCATTCTATCGGTCAAATTGCCACTCAGAAAGACAAGTACGCAAAAGAATTAGTAGGATATGACGAAGTTCCATTAGAACCCATTAGCGCATCAGAACTTATTCAACAACAACAAGCCATCTTATTAAAGAATGCTGAAAACCAAAAGAAGCGGAACAATGTGTCGGCCATTCAAGCTCAAATGGTCACCATCAACAATCTGGTTGATGAAACGCAAAAGAAGCTTGAAGAACTGCAAGCTAAGCAAGCGCAATTAGCTGAAGATTATGATATTGCAACAACGGCAGCTAAAGACCTTGAGGATGAATCTACGGCTGAACTCGAGGAGCAAATCAAAAATGTAGATGCCATTAATCAAAAGGTACGTGCTAATCAAGAACGTGCAAGGGCATTGCAGGAAGCCGCTGATTATAAAGCAGATTATGATAACTTGACTGGTGAACTTGAAACTATCAGACAAGATAAAAATAAACTGCTTGAATCCGTACAAATGCCATTATCAGGTTTATCCATTCAAGATGGCGTTCTTATCTACAATGATCGTCAATGGGATTGCATGTCCGGTGCGGAACAGTTAAAAGTAGCTACAGCTATTGTTAGAGCTTTAAATCCTAAGTGTGGATTTGTGCTTATGGATAAACTCGAACAAATGGATGTAGACACTATGAAAGAGTTTGGTGCATGGCTTGAATCGGAAGGCCTACAAGTCATTGCAACTCGTGTTACTAATAACCAAGATGAATGCTCCATCATTATTGAAGATGGACACATCAAAGGTGAAGAGTACAGTAATGTGGCAGCACCAGTTAATGAAACTAAACCTGAAAATGAATGGGGTGATTTTTAATGAATATTACAACAGGTAAACGAAAACGAGCGCAAAAGGTGGTCATATATGGTACCGAGGGTATTGGTAAAACGACTTTTGCCAGTCATTTCCCCTCGCCTGTATTTATTGATACAGAAAGCAGCACAGACCATTTAGATGTAGCTCGTACCGATAAGCCTACATCATGGCAAATGCTTATTTCCTTTGTTAAGGAATTTGCAACAATGCCGGGTTTCTATCGGACTTTAGTTATTGACACGATTGACTGGGCGGAACAGTTATGTGTTGAGTATATCTGTGCTAAACATGATAAATCTGGCATTGAAGACTTTGGATATGGTAACGGATATGTATTCGTTCGTGAAGAAATGGGTCGTTTCTTAAATCTGCTTGATGAAGTTATTAATGCAGGTATGAACGTAGTACTTACTGCTCACGCTCAAATTCGTAAGTTTGAACAGCCAGATGAACTCGGAGCCTATGATCGATTTGAATTGAAACTTGGCAAAAAGACAGGAAGTCAAACATCTCCACTTATTAAAGAATGGGCGGACATGGTGCTCTTTGCCAATTATAAAAACGAAATCATCACTACTCAAACAAACAAAAAGAAAGCAACTAATGGTAAACGGTTAATGTATGCCACCCATAATCCTGCGTGGGATGCTAAAAATCGTCATGGATTACCTGATATGATGCCATTTGAATATAGTCAAATCGCTCATGTTATCCCAGATGATGTACTACCAACTGCTGCAGCACAAGAATTAGCGCAAGCCGCTAATAATGAATATGCTCCAGAAGTAATGAATGCTACCAAGGAACAAGTTGGGGAAGTTACTACAACACAACCTGTAACACCACCACAGGAAGCTGTTGATACCAACAAAAACGAAACACCATTAGTTGAAACGGCTATTCCTAAACCATTAAAAGACTTAATGGTTAAAGATGGTATCACATTAGAACAAGTTCAATCAGTAGTTATCGCTCGTGGTAAATATCCAGCTGGTACACCATTTGAAAATTATGATCCAGAATTCGTTAATGGATGGATTATCCCATTCTGGCCAAATATTGTTGAAGCAATTAAGAAAGGAAATTAATTATTATGACAGCACAAAGCAATTTTGAAACATTCGGTAAAGCAGAAGAAGTATATTCATTTGACCAACCTATTTTAGCGGAAGAACGTGAATATACGTTACTTGAAGCTGGTTCTTATCCATTTGTAATTACTAATGTAGAAAAGAAATTCTATGAACCAAAAGAAGGTAGCAAGTTACCATCTTGTCCACAAGCTCAAATTACCCTCGAAGTAGATGGTGGTGATCAAGGGAAAACAAAATTAATTCACAATTTGTTTTACACAAAGTCAACCATTTGGAAAGTTACAGAATTATTTATGGCCGTAGGTCTTGCTAAAAAAGGTGAAAACTACAATCCTGACCCTGAACAATTAATTGGTAAATCTGCTATGTGTGAATTATCGCAACAAGGCTATGTAAAAAATGACGGTAATAATGGTACTCGTAACGAAATCAAAAAATGTTTTGCAAGTCCTAATGCTCAAACTAATGGATACGGTACATTCTAATGGAACTTAGACCGTATCAACAACAGGCTGTAGACTCGATATGGTGTGAATGGGAAACCGTTAATAAAACATTATTGGTTCTTCCGACTGGTACGGGTAAGACAATCTGTTTTGCCAAAGTTGCTGAGGAAGCGGTTCGCAGGGGTAAGCGTGTTCTTATCCTTGCGCATCGTGAAGAACTATTGCAGCAAGCCTCTGACAAAATTATGAGTGCGTCAGGGCTTACAACGGCAATGGAAAAAGCTGAACATACATGTCTTGGACAATGGGACCGCATCATAGTAGGTTCAGTTCAAACCTTATGCAAAGACAAACGATTGTCAATGTTCAGTAAAACGTACTTTGATGTCATTATCATTGACGAAGCACATCATGCTGTATCTAGTAGCTATCAAGCTATATTAAATTATTTTGACCAAGCCAAAGTATTGGGAGTTACGGCCACACCAGATCGCTCAGATATGAAAAATTTAGGACGTGTATTTGAAAGTTTAGCATTTGAATATACACTACCTAAAGCTATTCAAGAGGGGTTCTTGTCTAAGATTAAGGTACAAACATTACCACTTACATTAGATATCTCATCTGTTAAGATTTCAACTGGCGATTTTGCCGTAGGTGATATTGGTAGGGTATTAGAGCCTTATTTAGAGGAAATTGCCAATAAATTAATGGAATACAGAGATAGAAAAATCGTTGTGTTCTTACCATTAATTGCTACCAGTCAACGATTCTGTGAAATTCTTAATGAGCGAGGATTTAAAGCAGCAGAAGTAAATGGCAAAAGCCAAGACCGTACAGAAATTACACAAGCATTTGCTGAAGGTAAATATAATGTGCTTTGTAATTCAATGCTGCTCACTGAAGGGTGGGATTGTCCAAGCGTTGATTGTGTTATTGTATTACGTCCAACTCGGTCGCGTGCCTTATATTGTCAAATGATAGGCCGTGGCACACGTCTTTCACCGGGTAAAGATCATCTATTAATTTTAGATTTTCTATGGCATGTAGAACGTCACGAATTATGTAGACCGGCTCATTTAATCGCTAAGTCAGATGATGTGGCCAAGCGCATGACGGAAATTCTTGAAGAAAAAGGAATGGACCTTGAAGAATGTGAAAGAGATGCAGAATCTGATGTATTAGCTCAACGTGAAGAAGCGCTTGCAAAAGAACTCGCTGCTATGCGCAAGAAAAAAGCACAACTTGTTGACCCATTACAATTCGAGTTTTCTATTCAAGCTGAAGACCTTACCCATTATGTTCCAGCCTTTGGTTGGCAAATGAGTTCGATTACGGATAGTCAAAAGAAAACTCTTGAGCAATTGGGGATTAATGGTGACAACATTGAAGACGCTGGCAAAGCATCTATGCTCATTGATAGATTGCAAAAACGTCGTGATGAAGGCTTGTCTACCCCTAAACAAATTAGATTCCTTGAAAACAAAGGGTTTAAGAATGTAGGAACATGGAGCAATAACCAAACCTCTAAAATGATTAGTCGTATTAGTGCTAGTGGTTGGCGTATTCCTAAAGGGGTAGTGCCTGCTACATACAAGCCACCTGTAGAAGAATTCATTCCTTAATGGTAAGGAGTAAACATGGAAAGCAAAATTGATTTACGAGAACTACTCGAATATATAGACCCTGCCCAATGCTCCTA